ACATTATAGAAATTTACATTTAGTAGCTGGACTTGACCCTGCATCATCAGGATTCCAGGCATCAGTACTTTGGGGTATAGATGCATATAGAGGCGAATTGTTTTTAGTAGATTTAGAAAATAGACAAGGGGGCGGAGTAAGGGCTGCACTAGACCAAATGTCAGATTGGTTACACAGGTATGATTGTCGTCAATGGATAGTAGAAGAAAACGGTTTTCAAACTGCTATACGTCAAGATGATAAAATAAAAGAATTTACACTACGTAGTGGTATTCAGTTACAAGGACATCTAACAGGTAAAAACAAACATGACCCACTATATGGTGTAGGTGCAATGGCTGATTTGTTTGAAAATAGAAAAATACATTTACCTACAGGAGATTCAGAAAGTAGTGCTAAAATACAAAAATACAGACAACAGTTGTTATACTTTGATGGTAAACCTGTTTCAAAGCGAAACAAGGAAAAAACTGATATAGTTATGGCTAGTTGGTTTCCGATGAAAGTATTTAGACGTATGCAAAAAGAACGTCTAGCTGACGTTGGAACAGATTACGAACCAAGTTATGGAGATTTTAAATTAACTAATATGAATGATGCACCATGGGGATAGAAAACTTAGACCTTAAAACATACAATGAAATTATTGAAAGCGCCTCTGAGTTAGTCGGTGGACAAGCAGTTCAAGAACGACAAGTAAGTAAAGCTCGTATTAAAGCTATTTTAAATGGTGGTAGTGAAGGCATGAAGTCTTTATTAGGTGACTCAATGAATGCAGAAGATGCTGATTTGTTACCTGCACCAAACTTATTACAATCTGGTATTGATAGATTAGCACAAAAAATATCTGGTGTACCACAAGTACGTGTAGATATTCTTAATGGTAACGAATCAGAGAGAGCTAAATTTCAAGCAGAAAAACTAGAACGAATAGTAACTTCTTATGATTCAACACAAAATCTAACTTCACAGTTAGCACAAGCATCTAGATGGTTACCTGGTTATGGTTATTGTGCTTGGGTAATATCAACTAAAGTAGATGCAAATGGATATGTTTATCCTAGTGCAGAACTACGTGACCCTTATGATACGTTTCCAGGTAACTTTGGTCCTGACCAACAACCTAGAGAACTAGCAGTCCTTAGACGAGTGCCTAGATATAAACTTGCACAAATTTATCCAGAGTTTAAAGATGAAATTATGAGAAAAGATGATGATGAAACAGGAGAAGATTTTACACCTGTTCCTACAGAATTTATGAGTTATGATACAAACACTTCACAAGATTGGGAAGATAACACACGAGCTGGATTAAGAATAATAGAATATTATGACCAAGGTGGTACATACATAGTATTTCCTGAACGTAAATTAATTTTAGATTTTATACCAAACGTTCTTTCTACTCCTCCGTTTGTGTTTATGAAACGTATTTCTTTTGACCAACTTAAAGGACAGTATGACCATGTCATAGGTCTTATGGGTATGATGGCAAAAATAAACATTATGTCTGCTATTGCTATGGAAGATGCAGTATTTACAGAAACAAACATTTCTGGTGAACTAGAATCTGGACAATATAGAAAAGGTAGATTTGCCGTTAACTATTTGTCACCAGGTACACAGGTTAGCAAACCACAAAACAACATGCCATATCAATTGTTCCAACAAGTGGACAGATTAGAAAGACAATTGAGGCTTGTTGGTGGTTATCCTGTTACTGATGATGCACAGTCACCTAATTCGTTTGTAACAGGAGCTGGTTTACAAGAACTTAATGGCGCTATGTCATTAATGATAAACGAGTATAGAGAAATTATTAAAAGCGCAATTGTTGAGATGGATGCTAAAAGATTAGAAATGGATGTTGTTCTAGCATACACTACAGGTATAACAAAAAAACCTATGGTAGGTTATATTAACGGTTCTGCTTTTTCTGAAAATTATCAACCATTAAAAGACATAGGTGGAGATTTAAGAACTAGACGTATTTATGGAGTAATGGCAGGATTTGATGAGCCACAAAAAATAGTAACTGGATTGCAATTACTACAAGCAGGTGTTATAGATACTGAAACATTACAAGATAACATAGATGGTTTAGAAAATATACAAAAAGTACAAGAGCGTATTAGAAAAAATAAAGCAGAAGGTGTTTTGTTTGATTCAATACTAGCTAGGTCAGCACAAGGCGACCCACAAGCAACAATGGCAGCTATAGCAATCTACGAGCAACCGAATGCTATAACTGATATTATGAAACAGTTTTACACTCCTGAAGAACCTGGTATGACACCAGAACAGGAAGCAATGATTCAACAACAAATGTTGGGTGGACAGGGCTTGCCACCACAAGCCCCACCATCCATTGCAGAAGCACTTGGTGGGTAATGGAAGAATACGTAGAAAACGAATTTTGGGATATGGTATATAACGAATATGGTGTACAAGATGAATTTGATGTACTTTCTGAAGATGTACAAAACATAATATATCCAGCAGAAGGTATTATTATTTTTATAACAAAGGATTTTTATGGCAAAAAGTAGACGTGGAGGATATAGACAACCTACTGCTAATACTTCTAATGCTGTTTCTGGTCCTGGTGCATTAAGTCAAAGAACAGACGGCAATGCTTCTGCACCTGCAGCTGCATCTGGTGGAAATTATGGTCAAAGAAAAGCTATAGAAGGACAAGTATCTGCTGGTGGTGGATTACCAAAAACTAAAAAAATACCTTCTTTTGATATAGCAGCACCTACTAATTTTCCTCAACAACCACCAACATCAGGTGGAGCAATTGGTCCAGGAAATCCTCCTAAAGAAAATCTTTATAATGATGTAGATGTGCTTTTGTATGCAGCTGCTGAATTAACAAAAAATCCAATATTTTATGAAATGATAAATACTAGAGCTGCACAAAGGTAGTTATGGTATTAAGTTATTTTGACTTAGAAAATGTTGGAAACAACACAAATGCTTTAAATAATAAATTAAAATCGGCAAAAGATTATATAAAAAGCAATCCAGGTTTTACTGAAAGATTAGAAGAATACACAAGTAAATATGCAATACTTCCTGCTGAAGTATTAATACCTATGGCACAGTTAGAAGTACCTCCATCATCTCAAGCTATGCAAGATTTATGTGACGAGTATTCGTTACAATATTGTGTTCAAGCAGCTAATGATTGGGAAATAGTTAAAAATAGATTTCAAACAAATAAATACAATGACGACATGACAATGAATGCTTTTGATATTGCTGGAGGATTAGCCTCTACTGCATTTTTTTATGGTAATAAATTAGTTCCTGATTCTTTAGAAAAAATAATATATTCAGAAGATGGTATTAGAGAGTTTCCTGTTATTGGCAAAGTTGATTTTCAACCTAATATAAGCAAATTTGGAGATACTCAAACAAGTTTATGGGCTGTAGCAGCAGCAGATTGGTTTGATGAAAATGCTGTTATATGGAGTCCTTTTCCACAGAATGAAACACCTGAAGAAGGTAGAACAGTATCTTGGAAAGACCCAATGGGTTTTTATAAACCAAGAGGACGTGTGTGGGCTTACGTACAACAAATGAATGCTTATGATAGATATTTAGAATCTGGTTATACAAAAGAGTATGCACAATCAAATATTCCAATTAATTTAAGTTTAACACAAGAAAAAGTAGGAGAAAAACTAGGATTTATAGGAGAAACTAAACAATTGTTACGTTGGATTGGGGAAGCTAAAAACTTAGCTGGAGAAGCGTATGCTAAAGAAGCTTTAACTAGAGTAGTACAAAACTTACCAGTTAACTACAACAGAGATAATGTTTTGTCATTTGAAAGTTTAATTGCTGAGGATATGCCTGAATATAATTCTTTGGTAAATGTTTTTGGTTATACACCTAAACAAGCTGAAGAAATAATTTATGCAAATATTGGAGAACCAATTAAAAAACCTGATGAAGGTTCAGAAATTAATTGGACATCAATACAAAAACCTAACATGATTAATGCATTTGCTGGAACTAGATTTGTATATAGTCCTGATTTAGCTCAAGACTATGAAGAAATACAAGCACGTAATGAAAATGCTGGAATAAGAATACCTTATTCAATTGGTAGATATGAAGCATCTAAGTTTGAACCAGTAGGTTCTAAAGCTTACAATGTTGTTTCTGGTGCTATTGATGCAGAAAATAGAATAATATCTAGTTTAGGTCTAGGTGCAATTACTAAGACAATTAAAAAAGGTTCTATTCTTGCTGGTCAAGTAGATAGATTACCTGACATGCTTAAAAATAAAAAATTGTTTACTCATGATAAAGCAAAAGAAATACTAGAACCTATTGAAAAATATGTTAATCCTTTTACAGGTCAAAGCAAAGTTGGTCCAAATATTAATGCTGAAGTATTTGATTATACTACAGACGCTCCTTTTAGATACAGAGCATTACAAAGTGATATCTATAAAGGTTATATTAAACCTGCTATGAAAGCATCTGGTAAAGCTAGAAAACAATATGGATTACTTTTAGGTAAAACACCTAAATTTTTATCAAATACAGTTAATGATTTAATGCAAAAAACATTTGTTAGAAAATCAATACAAGGTATGACTGAAGAATCAAATGTTGCTAAACTTGCAAAAAATCCGTGGTTAGTTGATGCACCAGAAGAAGTTTTAATAGAAGTTGCTAAAAGTAAAACTTTTGCTAAAACAGAAAATATTATACGTAGAGCATTAAGTGAAGGTTATGTAGCAGAAAAAACAGCAACACCGTTTATATTAAATAGTATTCCTAAAGGTAGTTCTGCTTTAACTAATGCTGCATTAAAAGGTTTAACAGGTACAGACCCAGGACTTAGGTCTATAGGTTCAATAGCTGGTGGGTTAGGAAATAAAGTTATTAGAAGCGTAGATAATATTGGTAAGTTTACATCTAAAGGAGTTAAGTTATTAAAAGGTGATAATGCCTTTAATAGAGTTGTAGACGGTACAGTAGCTTTAAATAAAAAAGCTTTAACTGATTGGGAAGAATTAGGTGTTTTAGATTATTCAAGTAATTTAGGTTTTAGTTCAGCATTTACACAAGGCATGAGTCCATACTGGACAAAAAAATTTAGTACATTACCTGGTAGTAATTTAAGTTATAAAAATAGAAATCAAGCATTTATTGATATAGTTCGTCATGTAGAAAATGTAGGTTACACAAACAGAATGGCAGATAAAGTTTTAAATGATTTTATAACAAATGTTAGAAAAACTAAATCTGGTGGAAGCGTTGTAGATGATTTGGATGCATTTTCTACAAGATTAATGGAATATGATAGAAAATTAATTGCTGGTACTAAAGGTGATTATGGTGAAAAGTTATTTAAAAAAGGTTTACAAGATATAAAAAATAATCAACAACAATTAAAATCATTTTTAGCTGATGAAATGGGCGATGAAATTTTTACTTCTTTTACAAAATTTGTTGAAAGACCAGATGGTACAAAAATTTATGTTCCTTCTTTAGTTAAATTATCTGAAGCTGCAAATAATGGAGCAGCTTTATACCCAGTAAGAAGACTTAATAGAATACAAAAAGGATTCTTTTTTGAAGTTGCAGATGCTGTTGATGACCCAGACCATTTTAAAGCTCCTTTACGATATATGAACAATTTAATATCTGAAGGTAAAAATCCTTTTAAATATGGTTTTATACCAACTAACAAAATAGAAAATGATTTAATAAGTAGTTTGTTTGATGGTTGGAACTCATTAATATTTAAACCAACAAAAATTATTAAACAAGCTTTATCATTTAGAGTAGGTTTAGAAGAACAAGCTAGATTTATATTTGAAGGATTAGACGGTATATTTACAAATCCTAGAGATTATTTATCATGGGTATATTCTTATGGACAACTTCCTAAGCGTAGTCGTACTAGAAAATTAGCAGAAAAATTTATGGATTCTGGTAACGATACTAATGAAATATTAAGTTCACAATATTTTAGTGAAGCTGTAAATGCAAACTGGTCTTATCAAGGTATAGATTATAGAAGTCAAAGTGTTAAAGGATACAATTGGGTAGCTGTAGATGCAGAAAGTATTGCAGGAGCATCAGCAATAAATACACAATTGCAACATATAAGAAATAATCCAATGTCAAGAGTTGTAGCAAGATTAGGTTGGGGGCCTGAATTAGAAGCTTGGGCTAGAACTAGAGAAGCAAAAGATATGGCATTAGATTTAATACAAGAAACAGGAGATAGATATAGACAAATTGTTTCTAAACATGACAAAATGATGGAATATTTATCTGTTTTAGAAGCTGATATAAGAATGCGAACAGGTCATGTAATGCAAGAAGGTGTAGACAGATTTAAACAAATTGACGGAACATTTATTTTTAATCATAATGCAGTAGAAAATAGTGGAAACTTACAAATAAGAGAAGCTTTATGGACAGATAAATTATTAAAACATGGAGGAGATGTTACTAATCCAGATGATTACATTTCTATGATGCCTGATATGGAAAAAGCACCTTTTGTAAAAAATTGGGGTAGAAAACAACAACAAGCTATTTATAGAGAAATACAAAATTATATTGCTGGTAGTGATGAAATTGTAT